GACAAGGGAGGAATAATGTAGTCATGCGTTGATGGAAGAACCGTCTTGATTGTAAATGGAGTGACACCAGATTTCAATTTTGAATTGATGTTTCCAGTGGTCAGTGTACTCAAGGCCAGCAAAACAGCCTTGTTCCCAATCATCCCGTCACTCAACATGATTTCTATATTCCGCATTTCGTTTAGCGGAATCTCATCGGGACAGCCACCGTGAGCCCAAATGTAGGCTCTGGCTTGCTGATGGATGTCCCTTAAGAGTTTTTTCTTGTGTCCTTGAAGCCGGGTTGAATTGCTTCGTTGATTGCATCAATCAAATCAAGCTGAGACGCAAAGGGAATCTCGGCCTCAATTTCTTCATAGGTGATGTCATCAAGCATGCCGTCCGCAGTGACAAGCAGCTTCATGTACTCAACCACACGATTTTCAAGCATGATGATAGAGCCAACCGTTTCACGAGTGGAGCGACCCTCAACAATAACGTCTCCATCATCCTTGATTTCCACCCCCTGCGGAGGATTAATCCTCAGGGATTCAGTCATTTTTTTCAGGCGTTCCTCGGACTTTTGAGAATCGATTTCTGCAATGCGCTTCAGAAGGGCGTCCATTTCTGCATTCAAGGGGATTCGCACCTTGAATTCATGCTTGCCAAGAGTGAAGGTTCGAGTGCGAATTTCTTGAATTGCAGTCGAGAATTTGTCCCCGAGGGCTTTCGATAGTCGTGTCATGTTTTATTTCCGAATGATCATCTGTTTGAAAATTGCGTTATTGAGACGCACCACATAATCCACCACTTCTTCGGGGGACATCTTGTCGGCATGGTTGGTTGCAATGTGATGAACCAGCGAAATGCCAGTGACTTTTTGCTCGGGGTAATCAAACCAGTTTTTGTCGCCAGACAGCATTCGGTCGGCGAGGTAACGGAGCAAGTCTTGAGTGTTTTGAACAGAGTTTGTCATGTCTTGTGAAAGCCCCCGAAGGGGCTTATTTATTCCGTGGATTCGACTTGAATTTTCGCCGCAGCGACGACGGGATTCAAGCTGGCGAGAACTTGGAGGACGGTGAATTCTTCGCTCTCTGGGTCAGCCTTTGCCAAAGCAGAGGCCACCTCAGTTGCATCCACCGGAAGGCCTCTGGCAACTTCTGCCAAAGACCTGTAAGTGGAGGTCAGCTCTTTGATGGCGTCAGAAACTTTCATCATCAAGCGTTGTTGGACCAACCGTATTGGTTGCCACGAGGATGCACGGTGAACGTGCACTTGGCTTCTGCACCGGGTGCGGAATCAATTTTGAATTCGCCAACGCGACCGTTGAAAGCGTAGTACACAATGTTTGCGCCATCGGTTGCGGAGATCACAAAAGTGCGATCAACAACACCACTGTATGCGTCACCGCGCATCAGCAACAGGTTGGCATCAGATGGGTTCCATGCAGCAGTGATGGTCATGCTGGTGGGCGCGGCCTGCACTGGAATCTTGTCGGATTGACGCGAACCAGCAACGTTAAAAGATGCCACAGCATCGTCTTGACCGAATGCGGGAATTGCCTCAACGGGCAGCAAGTTGCCAGACACGGCGATGGCCGAAACAGATGCCACAGTAGACAGGGCAGAGGTTGTCAGCGCGGTTGGTGCGGCAGTGGGTTGGCAGTACAGCGCGGCGCTAAAGCCGGGTAAAACTTTATTGGGGAGAGCCATGACGTTTCCTTTAAAAACGGGTTAAAGATAAAAATGTCGTGTTATGTGGGTATGTCGATTGTAGCGTCTAGGAAAATTTGGTACAAACCCAATTTGTCATCATACGAGTTGTATAACCACAAAATGTCGGTCTTCGCAACATAGATTCCTGTTGAGCCACCGTACATACCTGAATACCCGTGCATGGCCTGCAAGATGGTATTTGATATTGTCAGGGCAGCGTTTGCATGTTGGGCAAATACGCTAATTTGGAACGTAGGACGATCAATGCCTTTGACGCTTTGAGTCGTGCCCGTGTAGACTGGTTGATGGACGTTTCTTAACTGCCAAGTCACAAAGCCTGAGCCCTGAGTGGCATAGTTGCGGTTCATCAGCGCATAGACAGGAATGCTGCCAAGCACAGACTGCAATTGAGCCTGAATCACCTCAACGTATTGCAGCGGATTTTGCTGAGTTGCCATGATTACACCCTTGTCGATGGGTCGTTGCGATAACACAGCAATCGAACGTTCATTCGATCATTTGACTCAAATACATCCGAGATACGCCAATCAAAACCGCGCCATGTGATTGAGTAAAGGTTCTGACTGTCAACAACGCTTTTCATGTTTGGCGTGTAGTTGAAAGTTAGATTCACAAGGTCTTGATACACGCGATATTTCGCATCGATTTCAAGGTTGTTCTTCACATCCTGCACGCGAGCACGCGTCGTGAACCATTTCGTAATGGTCGTGGTGTATTCGCCAACGGAATTGGTTCCGAAGGTGAGGTTGTTTACATCCACATTCTCAAAGCGTGCAATTGCCATTTACATCACCAAAGGCTTGTATGGACGAAGCAAAACCTCAACACCCCAAGGGATTTTGTGTTGAATCGGTCCCGTTGTGTCGCTGCGATTGTTGTACAAGTGAGTTAACAAAAGCAACCCGGCCAGCTTGATCACAGGGTATGTTGACAACGGATTTGCGGCAGCCGTGTACTCGCAAATCACAGGCGACGTCATTGAGCTGTTGAGGTTCGTCGGGAGATTGGCGATCACAACCTTGTTGCCGGACGGGTCGTAGTAATACTGGTCAGCAGCAACCGTGATCAGCTCAGGCGGGTTATTGTCGTTCCAATACTTGACCTTGTTGACCGCAACGCCAGACTGAGTGGAGTTGTAGTTCTGGCTCACTTCCGGCAAATCGAGAGCCAAAGGCGTTCCATACAAGCTCGCAGAGTTGTACCAGACACGATAGGAAGTAGGAAAGATGGATAGACCAAGGAAATCCTCGATAGCCATCCTGACGGCCACCTCAAGAGCCTGCAAGTAGGTATCCTGACTCTCATCACCAAACAAGTTCAGTTGATTGGTGATTTCCTCAAGACTCAACCAAGGTGTGGCAATGTCACGACTGATTTGCTCTGTCTTGGCATAGTTAAACGGGTTGCGCGTTGGCGCACCGTAATTCAAGTAACCGAGTTGTGAATCAGAGGACATTGTTCACCTTTATGCTGCGCTCATGCGAACACCAGCAAATGGGTCGCGCACAGAAGATACCACACGTTTTTCCGCGTAGATGGTCAAGAAACCGGGTTGGGTTTGCTCAAACATCTGAATGGTCATCTGCTCTTCGTCGGCAATCGTCAAGAAACGGGGCCAGTTTGCCAAGTAGATCGGGAAGGCGGAAGACAGGTACGGATTCGGAATCACGGGGAAGCCAAACACGCGACCAACAGCAGCGCCGTCAGAATCACCAATCTCCAAGAACAAAGGCATTCCAGAGGTGTCCTTAAGCTCGCGCAAGGCCAGAATCATGTCTGGGCTCATGTGCCAAGCCGTACCAGCCAAAGACCAGTATTGAGCAGGCAGAGCCTTGGACATATCAACGATCTTGTTGTAGGTCACAGCGGAGCCGCCCAGAGACACGGTAGCCAAAGTGTGAATGCCGTTGGTGATGGCCGTGCCGCTTGTGCCGTAGGCGCTGACAGAACCAGTGCTGTAACTGTCAAGGCCGCGCAAGCCGCTGGTTGCACCAGTGGAAGTTGTGGTCGAGCCAGCCTGATCGCTATTGATGACCATTGACTGGCCTTCAAGTTGTGCGAATTCAAGAGCCAAGTCGTCAACCACAGAAGTCTCAAGTGCATTCACATCCGACAGGACCGCTGTGCGGATTGGTAGTTGAGCAGAAAGGACGCGAACAGGTAGCTGCCAAATCGTCGTAGAGACGTCAGGAGAGCCGCTGTTAGGCGTAAATGTGTAACCCCAAGGGTTGGTAGAGTTCGCTGCGTTACCAGTCTTGGCAACCAGCATAAGATCGGAGCCGTCAATCGGAATTTGACGCGAACCTTGACGAAGTGGGTTGGCTTGACGAAGCGTAGAAAATGCGTCATCAAACACGACATTACCACCAACACCCGAACCAGAACCTGTGATTGCAGAGGCTTCTTTCAGGTCAACGGTGACTTTGCCACCTTCGGTAATCGCTTGTTTAATGCCGTTCAGGATTTTTTCGGTGATGGTCATGTTAAGTCCAGTGAGAGTTAAAAAAGGTGGGAGCCGAAGCCCCCACCAATGGCAACTATCAGGTTGCAGTGCCAGTCGAACGATAACGCACGATTGCGTTAGGGTCGCGCACCGATGTAGCCAGACGCTTCTCACCAAAGAAGGTGATGTAACCGGGCAAGGTTTGGTCGTAACGACGCATGACCATGTTCAAACGGTCAATGATGGTGTGGCCACGCTGGAAGTCACCGAAGTACATCGGGAACAGGCTGGTCGTACCAGCGGAACCAGTCGTGGTTTGCGATGGGGTGTCCAAATACTTGTTCACCACAACGTCGAAGCCCAACAAGCGGCCAACGATACCGTTGGTCTCCAAAGGCGACATACGCTCGAACACAGGAGTGCCGTTGCTGTCTGTCAAGCCACGGATTTGAGCCAACAACACAGGGCTGATCACGAACTTGGCGCTCTCGGTCCAGTATTGCTGTGGCAAAGCGTAGATGAAGTTCACAACGTCTTTGTACGTGATGTTTGCAGCGCCCACGGTGTTGCCGTTGGTAGTAAGCTGGTCATAGGTTGCCAAGCTGTGCAGACCGCTGGTGGAACCAGTGCCTGAAGTGCCGAAAGCAGCAACAGAGGTCGTGCCACCAGTGTAGGTGGAATTGGAGCCAGCATATTGGTTCAAACCACGCAAGCCGTTCGAGCCGCCGTATGGCAAACTGGTCGCGCCTTGGTCGTTGTTTTGAATCATCGACAGAGCTTCAGCCTGAGCGAATTCGGCCAGCATGTCGTCAACCACGTTGGCTTCCAAGCCATCGATGTCGTCCAATGCAGCGGTACGGATAGGGAACTGAACGTTCAAGTCTTGCAAAACCAATTGCCAGATCGAAGTGTTTTCAGTGGTGGCCGAACCGTTGTTCTGGATGGCGTAGCCCCATGCAGCACCAGCATTGCCAGTCTTCACACGGAATTGATAGCTGGAGCCATCGGTTGACACGGTGCGTGACACGCCGCGCATGGGGTTAGCCAAACGCAAAGCGACAAACACAGGGTCATAACCAGTGCGACCACCTTGACCATTACCGCCGCCAGTCAAAGCGGAGGCTTCTTTCATGTAGGCTTCCATCTGCGATTCGTCAGCGAACACTTGCAGTTGCTTCTCGAAAGACGAGTTGCCTTGAGCGATTGCCTTGAGCTGTTCCTTGACGAAACGGTTCACATCTGCGCGAACCGACTTGGCTTTTTCTTTGTGCACCACAGCAGCGGGGATGGCGGCAACTTTGGCTTCCAAAGCGGCGACCATTTCGCTCATTTCGGCCTTGACGGCTTCAATTGCGGCGGGGATTTTGGCTTCAACAGCCGTAATGCTTTCGGCCTGCTTGGCTTCGATAGCATCCAATTTTTCCAGAATGACTTGAGACATGATTAACCTTTCAGGCGTTTGTCGAGGATTTTCAGAAGTTCGCGTTGCTCAAGAGCAGCGAGAATTTCCGCTTCTTTGGTTGCTTCCACATCAGAATCACTCTGCTGAGTTGCATTTTCAATTCCATCATCTTTTGCGTCACGCATTTCGATGACTTTCTTGAAGACAGATGCAGCAGCAACCGCATCTTTTCGGATGAGCCCTGCATCCCGCAGTGCCTGTTCCAAAACTTTTAAATCGGCAGTGCCATCAGCCCGGAAATATTCCAGCTTCTGCACTTCTGCCATTGGATTGTTGGGGTACATGACGACAGATACTTCGCGCAAACCACCCTTTGTGATTTGGAAGTAGCCGTCTTCGTATGGGTCATCAGAACCAACGGTCATGGGTGTGCCGTCTTCTTTGGTCCACTGGTACTCTTCGGCATAAGCGCCAACAGAGACGCCACCAAACATTGCAGGAGACTCACACATCACTTGATACAGGTCAGAACCTTGTGTGGTGTTGATGTACAGGCGACCATTGGCTTTCATGCCCGTGTCGTCAAACTCAAATGAGGTCCACTCGCCCACGGGAATGGAATCTGCATCATGGTTCACAAACATTGGGAGAGGCCGACCAGCTTTGCCGAAGTCTTCTGCCCATTGCATGAAAGCCTCGGGCTGATAGTTGAATTTGCGGCCATCCGCACCTTCTCGCGGACCCCAAGTGGTGACAACGGCTTCGATATTACCCGTAGGCTCTGCGTTGTTTGCTTTTTCGAGGACCAGCTTGGCCTCGCATACCATCATCAAATTCTTTTGCGTCATGGATTACCTCATCGACTTTGGATAAATCAATGTCGTGTATTATTTTTCTTGGTCTGCCTCGCTTTGGAGGAGGCGGTGTCGCTGGTCTATTTGCTACCAACGATGCTACCATAATCTTAAAAATCAACGACATTTATTTGCCATCATGTCTGGCAAAAGTGCCGTGGTGCTTGTTTCTTGCCTCAACAGACACAAGTTCAGCAAATTCTAAATCAGCAAAAAATCCAGAATACACATTTTTCTTGCCTTTCTTTACTTGAACGTGCCAACATCTATTGCTTCGACTCCAACAGACACCTTTTACGCCTGATTTATTTAATGTCGAACGAACAGCATTCATTCTATTTTCAGATTGAGTTGAAGACCTAAGATTTTCAATTCTGTTGTTCAATTTGTTTCCATCAATGTGGTCAATTTGAATTGGCAATTCATTCTTTATCATCAAATAAATAAGTCTATGAGCAAGATATGATTTGCCCATAAACCTTACATGACGATAGCCGCGCTTACCAATGGCTCCAGCCTCAGAATAAGCCGAAACTCGTCCGGTGCTGCGCTTCCACAGCAATTGTCCATTTCTGTAATCAAAGACCTCAAGCAGTTGAGATTGTGTAAGCATTATTTTGAACCAATGTTCGCTTTGTTTCGCTGGTTGCCTCCGCCGCCACCAGTGTCTTGCGGACTTGACCCAGAAATGGGGTCTGTGGCTTTGGTGTCCTTCTTCAATTCATCGCCCCCTTCGATTCTTGACTTGCCCAGATATTCTCTGGCTTCATTGGGCGTGAAAATTCCAGACTCGACACCAGCCTTTGCATAATTCATCTGATCGAGTGGAGCACCCTTCAGGAAATCAGAAGTGTCAAACTGAATACACAAGGACGGATACCCGTTGAGCAATTGCTGCTTGAGCTTGTCCTGCACGTTCACGACTGTTGGATACATGGTCCCTTTGTAGAACTCATCCAGCAAAGTTTGCGTGTTGTTGTACTTCTGATCGGCAATGCCAATCATCGCAGGAGGAACACCGAAGAGTCCACAGATACGCTTCATGGTCTGAATCTTCAAATCATGTGCTTGAGTGTCTTGCAGATTGAGAATGCTCAACGGCACATACTTCATGCCCTGATCAAGCAACATGCCCTGACCCGGCTTCGACTCGTCAGTTCGCTGACTCCCGACCATGCTTGACCAAGCTGTTTTCAAGCGTGCGGCCAACTCTTTGTACTTGCCATCAGGGATGACTTGCTCGGTGACAAACATGCCGCTTGGCTTTGCGCCGTTGAGCATGACGAAGTTGGCGTAGACGTCAATGTCCTGATCAAGCGTTACCAATTCAGCGGCCAAGATGCCTTTGTTGAAACCGGCAGAACCCTGCCATGCAGCTTCCTTGACGTGCATGACTTGATGTGCCGCAAGGGGTTCATCTTTACTGAATCCATAGGACGGAGTTGACAGCCGATATGAAGGGTAGCGGGCCGGATTGATCGTCACAGCAATCAGGGTTGAGTCCAGCACATACATTTCCATTGGGGTCTGCGACGGGTTCTTCTGGTCCTCTCTCCACCACAACGTAAATGCTTCGCCGGACAATTCGAGCCACATGAGCCACTGATACCAGAACTCATATCTGGACTGGAAGTTGTTGGGATTGTTCAGCAGCTTGGAAATTTGTTTGGCCTTGTTCTTGTCACGCGCACCGACAGACTTGTCTTTCACGGCGTCCAAATACGTGCCATCTTCTGACTCAGACATGATCTTGATCGGCAATTGAGCAAGAGCCCGTGCTTTGATTCCAACACAGGCCATGACCGTGCTGTTGCGCGTCAAAAGGCTCATGTCGATTGGACGTCCAGCAGTGTTCGTGCTGGATGTCGTCACATAGAGGACCTGAGTGTTTACTGTTGGCCGGGTATTGCTCCCGGAGTAAACAATATTGTTGCCAAGAGCAGTTTGACCAAAAAGGCTGTTGCTCTCGTTGGACTGATCAGGCTTGCGTTTAAAAATGTCAAGAAAGGCCATAAAAACTCCCGGTTTCCGTGATGTTATCACTCAAAATAATCGTAGTCCATACGAATCTGACACAAATACATTGTCCAAATGGCAGTGCAAAGACATGATCATGGCAATGATGCCGTCAACTTTTGCCGATGGGTCGGCCTCGTTTTTTCTGACTTTTACGTTACCGTTTACGTCCGTGTACACCTCGCAGTTGCCTAGCTGCCACCCCACAAACGGATTTCCATCATGCTTGATAGATTTTTTGAGAATGAGTTGTTCAGCCGTCTTTGACGGATTCGACAATACCGCCATGCCCTGACCGACTTTTTTAACAGGAAGGCCATAAGAGAATAAATTAGCAACGAGAGCAGCAGCGTTATAAGGGTCATACCCAATTTCTTTGACTTCATGCTCTTCTGCCTCTTGTCGAATGTAGGATTCAATCTCGTTGAGATCGGTGACGTTTCCGGGTGTCAGATGAAGAATACCAGACGCCACAGCTTGACTGAAAATCGGTTTGTAATGATTGGGAATCAGGTCAATCGATTCCTCTGGCAAGAAGAATTTGAACTTGGCGTATAGGTCTTCTTCGCCGTATCGGTGAAGCGTCACCACGGCATTCAAATCTCGACTGTGAGCCAAGTCAAATCCGATGAACGTAGCCTCTGGCTTTTTGTCAGGCAATGGCGCAACGGACTCATCCCAATACCTACGGTCCACCCATGCGGCGTTTGAACTCACATAAATGTTGAGCTGCTTGCACAAGAATTCATTGAGGGAGGCTGGCTTGCTCTTGGCCTCGTCGGCCATGTGCTGAATAGCCTCAATGGTGACGGACACCCCAAGCATGGGGTTTGCCTTGCCCCATACAGCAGGGTCAGACCATTCGTCACCCGGGTCCACCGAGTACAGCAACCCAAACCATCTGCCCGAGTCTTCCGCCGCACCACGAAGCACCGAGCGAAAGTGATTCAGGTCTTCATAGAACTTGGTCTCTTTGGTGAAGCTGGCGGTCGTCAGATACATCCGAAGAGGGTTTTTCCGTGCGGCCATGCCTGAGTGCAAAACCTCAATCGAGCCACGTTCTGTAATCTGCGCCGCCTCGTCAATCATGGCGCAAGAGGGGTTTTTACCGTCACCAGTCTTGCGGTTCTCACGGGACAGGGCTCGATAGGTTGACGTCGAGTCTCCAGCCTTTTTCAGCTCGCTTCTGAACGGGATGAACCGAGACTGCAACTCCGGGGCCATGCTCTCCATAATGGCCTTGGAAGAATCAAAGCAGATTGAGGCTTGCTCTCGGTTGGTCGCCAACGTGAACACCTCGGGACCAGCTTCACCAAACAGCAGTTCGTACAGCGCAATGATGGATGCAAGGGTTGTCTTGCCTGACTTTCGAGGAACGAACAGGATAACGTCTGTCACCCATCGGACGCTGTGATCTTTCTTGTTTCTGAACCCGTAGATGGCCGCAAGAAACAGAACCTGAAATCCTTCAAGCTCAATCGACTTCCCGGCATCCGGTCCTTTGACGTGTCGGCAGAACTTGGAGAATTTGAGGATGTGCTCGGCTTTGGCCGGGACAAATTCATAGGGCGCGTCTTTGCGCTCAACCATGTCGAGAAATCGCTGACAAGCGATCTTGACATCTTCGCAAGCGAGCTTGTCGCCACGAACTATGGCTGTGGCGTACTTAAACGCTGGCTCAAGCAGTGTTGAATAGCTCATCTATGGCAGTGGGTGTAGATGTCTTCTTAGGTCGTCCTCGGGCCACGAGCGCAAGCTCGGCCAGAATCTTGACAGCCTTGTCGAGACATTCGGTTCGTATCTTGTAATAGGGAGACGTGGCAGGACCAGCGTTGTAATGCTCAATCATTCCTTGAGTCTGCACGATGCGCTGTGCATCGATCAAACTCTGCATAGTCATCACCAACATTCCCACCAGCGTTTCATCACTCGCAGTCAGAGCGCCCGTGGAGCTTTCCACTTCGCTGCGAATCTGCGTTTCAAATGCAACCGCATCCCAAGTGTCGGGCTCCCGGATGTAATTGATGATGTGTTTAGGCGCTTTTTTCATGGGAAATTCCTTAAATCCTGTCAAGTAGTATAGCTTACTCCCCCTGTTGAGTTACCTC